TATATTAACGGAGACTTTGAACTGCTATAAATGGAAGAGAAAGTATATTTATTATTCACTAAGGTAAGATATTATAATACTAATTTCTTCGGTAGAAAATCAGTTCATTATGAGACGATTCAAAGCAAAGCAATTGATTACGATACATTACAAAAACGTATTAAATTGAGTAGTAAAGATGAAAATGTAATTGAACAATATTACTATATTTTGGATATGTGTAGAGTACCTAAACAAAACGACTAAAATTTAATTATATAGATATGGCAAGACCGAAAAAAATACAAGCAAAAGGATTAGGCGACACAGTAGAAAGTGTTTTAAAAGCTACCGGAATAGATAAAGTGGCTAAATTTATATTGGGTGAGGATTGTGGATGTACAGAACGCAAGGAGAAACTGAATAAGATATTTCCATACAAGCGACCATTATGCTTAACCGAATCAGAATATACTTGGCTATCAGGATGGTTGTTATTGAAGCAGAATAATGTTAATCCAGTAGACCAATCTCAAATATTATCAATTTATAATCGCATATTTCACCAAAGAAATGAGCCGACTAATTGTGGTTCTTGTTTACTTGATATGGTAGAAGATTTACGTAAGGTTGCTAAATTATACGAAGAGGAACAAATAGCGTGAGATACTACATTGCAGTAATAAACGACAAATTGCACCAACAAGAATGGGTGACTTTAAAGGCAACTTTAAAAACTGCTGATGTTGCGTATATGGTTTATTATAGTGATGTGAAACAAATAGAATTGAATCAGGTAAGTAGTAAGATATTTTACGAAATGGTTTATAGTGAGAACTGAATAAATAATACTTTTTTCAGATGGAAGAAAAGAAGAAGAATGGAGGCGCAAGAACAGGTGCTGGAAGACCTACAAAGGTAGATGAGCTAAAAGCTAATGCTATATTCATTAATGCACTTAAGGTTCTTTACAAGCAAGATTTAGACGATGATAATAAAATCGCATTCGTAGTAGATTTATTGGATTCACAACGAGGACAAATCTTTGTTGCAGAACATATCTTTGGCAAACCTAAAGAAACAGTTGAAACAACATTGAATGTAAACGATTTCAACATAAAGGACTATTTCAAAGTTGGTAACGATAAGTAATAAGTACGATAATTTAGGTTCTGATTCAAGGTACTTTATAATAACTGGCGGACGAGGTAGTTCGAAGTCATTTAGTATAACTACATTCTTAAGTTTGCTCACAAGAGAATCAGGGCATATTATTTTGTTTACACGTTACACATTAGTATCGGCACACGTTAGTATCATTCCAGAATTTATAGAAAAAATCGAACTACTTGGAATGGCTAACGATTTTGCAGTCACAAAGGATGAGATTCTAAACATAAAGACCGGAAGTAAGATTATATTCAAGGGAATTAAAACAAGTTCAGGAACACAAACGGCTAACTTAAAATCATTGCAAGGTGTAACTACATTTGTATTAGATGAGGCGGAAGAATTGACAGACGAAGATACATTCGATAAAATAGATTTATCCATCCGGCATAAGACTAAACAGAATAGGGTTATACTTATTCTAAATCCTGCTACCAAAGAGCATTTTATATACCAACGATTCTTTGAGGGTAAAGGAATTGAGGGTGGTGCGAATACGATTAAAGGAGATACAACGTACATACATACAACTTACTTCGATAATATACATAACCTATCCGAATCATTCTTATCGCAAATAGAAACGATTAAAGAAAGGAGACCTGATAAATATAAGCATCAGATATTAGGTGGATGGCTTGACAAAGCAGAAGGAGTTATATTCACGAATTGGACAATAGGCAAGTTTAAAGATTTTGGAAGCGTTGTATATGGTCAGGATTTTGGATTCTCAAACGATCCAACTACACTTGTTGCAACTTCAATCGATGCGCAGAATAAAGTTATCTACCTTAAATTACACCTTTACCAAACTGGCTTAACCACATCTGATATTTATAGGCTTAATAAATCAATTGCGAATGATTGCTTAATTGTAGCGGATTCTGCAGAGCCACGTTTAATAAACGAATTACGTGATAAAGGTCTCAATATAACCGAAGCAATCAAAGGGCAAGGAAGCGTAACATATGGAATTAGTTTACTGCAGGATTACGACTTAATAGTGGATGATGATTCAATAGATTTAATCAAAGAATTGAATAACTATTCTTGGTTAGAAAAAAAGTCAAAAACGCCACAGGATAAGCACAATCATAGTATCGATGCTATTCGATATGCAGTAGGTTACCAACTTGACAATCCATTCCACAAACAATACCACATAAGATGACAGACGATTTACCACATATGAAACGAGTAGTTGAGCAATACATATTCGATAAGAAAGGAATATGGATAACTATAATATTCGATGACCTTATGAGAATGCATTTACATTTCAAAATGTTAGCTGCTGCATACGACATTGCATTTGCTTACAACAATAAATCAAAAACTTAATTATAATAATATGAAGGTCGAATTAATTATTCCAACATCTTTAAATGAAATTCCATTAAAGCACTATCAGGACTTCCTGAAGATGCAAAAAAATAGCAATGATGAGGAATTTATCGCACAAAAAATGATTGAAATATTCTGCGGTATTGAATTAAAGGACGTAGTTAAGATGAAACTAACTACAATAAACGAATTGATAGTACATTTTGCAAAATTATTTGATACGAAATCTAAATTCCAACCTACATTTAAGATAGGAAATCAGGAATTTGGTTTTATAACGAACTTGGAAGATATAACATTAGGCGAATATGTGGATTTGGAATCGCATTTGAACGATTGGGAGACATACCACAAGGCAATGGCAGTTATGTATAGACCAGTTACCAAGAATTTCAAAGGTAAATATGAAATAATTGACTACAATCCTAACCCTGATATGCAGGAATTAATGAAGTTTGCACCATTGGATGTCGTGTTATCTTCTTCTGTTTTTTTTTGGACTTTAGGAAAAGAATTATTGCAGGCTACAATCAATTATTTAACGATTCAAATTCAGACGAACAAGGATTTCAAAGCGACTTTTCAGAACAAGCTCAATTTGGGAAGCAATGGGGATGGTATCAATCAATATATGGACTCGCTAAGGGAGACATTACAAAATTCGATGTCGTTACCGGATATAAACTTACTCAATGTCTCACATATCTCACCTTCGAAAAGCAGAAAACCGAAATCGAACAAAGGCAACTTAACAAGCATTTAAATAAAAGATAATGACAAATTATTATAAAGTACTAAACGATTTAAAGGCGCATTTTGATGCTGACGTAATCGTGAATACAATAACGGAAGGTGATATATTTAAAGTTGATTTAGGTAAGCAGACTATATTTCCATTGATTCACATAATGGTTAATTCAGCGAACTTTGAATCTAATGTTGTGCGTTTCAATGTATCGATTATTGCGATGGATATTGTGGATATTTCAAAGTCAGAAGCTACAGATATATTCATAGGGAACGATAATGAGCAGGATGTACTTCATACACAATTAGCGGTATTAAATCGTGCGTATGAAATGTTGAGACGAGGTGATATGTATGATGATAATTTTGTTGTAGATGGCAATCCAAGTTGTGAGCCATTTACAGAACGATTTGAGAATCTACTTGCAGGATGGACAATGACATTCGATGTGCTTGTTCCTAACGAAATGACAATCTGTTAAAATGACCGAAACTCAAAAGGCACTTAATAAATTCCGAGATACGATAGTTAACGAAGCAAAGGCTAACTTGAAATCGATGGGTAAAGATAGCACTGGCAAATTATCTCAGTCTATTACCGGACAAGTTAAGGAAATGCCTAACTCAATTAGTATGTACTTTCAAATGGAAGCATACGGATATTTTCAGGATAGAGGAGTTAAGGGTGTTAAGAGTGGCAGAAGCGAAAGTGGATTTAGATTCGGTACGGGGTCAGGTCCTAAAGGTGGTTTAACAAGTGGCATTGAAAAGTGGGTAAGAATAAAGGGTATAAAAGGTAGAGATAAAAAAGGTAAATTTATTACGCAGAAATCTTTAGTTAATGCCATTGTTCGTTCTATTTGGAATAGAGGAATTAAGCCAAGTCTATTCTTTACCAAACCATTTGAGAAAGCATTTAAGAAATTGCCTGATACATTAATAACGAAATACGGATTAGACGCCGAACAATTATTTGATTCAATAATGAAAGAAACAATCACAAAGAAATGAGCAATATTTTTGTAAAATCACCTTATATAATTGAGGTAAATGAGATAGGACAAACGGGAAGTTATATCCAATTATTTATATGGAACGCAAACGATACGCAACCAAGTACACCAACTTATCAACTATCAAAGTTGATTCCTTCAAGCACTAATTTCCAAACGACTTATGATATATCAGAGTACGTTAGGGAATACATAAAGCACAATGCATTTAATAACGTGTACAATCAAAACAATGCTGCAACTCCTTATTTAGAGTATTGCAATGTCGTGGTTAAGCGTTATAAAGTAGTTAGTGGCTTAAAGAATTTACTTGATACAACTACATATAAAGCGTTCGATGGATATGGCTATTATGAGCAAGGTTACAATCCGAATTTAGGCGAGTATTTATTAGACCAAAAAACATACTATTATAACTACGATTCAACTGCTAATTTAGTAACTGACTATTTGAAGCGAGCAGGCAGTTTGACATTAGATGCAACAAGTGGATATAAGATTAAACGAACGAATTTATCTACATTAGCAACGGATATATATACTATTACAACAAGTGCAGTTATTGATACATATAGAGTGTTTCCGGGTTGGTTGGCAGTAGGTAATAAAGTAGAGATTTTTAATGCATCTGACGTGTTACAATGGACTGCGACATTCAAACCAAAAACGGAATGCAGATACGAGCCAGTAGTAGTAGATTTTATTAACCGATATGGTGGATGGCAAAGGGAGTTTTTCTTTAAGGCATCGAATACCAATATTAACGTAGAAACATCCGAGTATAATTTACTGCAAACGAATTTAGTTAGCTACTCAAAATTTGAAGGGCAAAGAAGAACGTTCAATACTAACGGAAAAGAGACTATTAAATGTAATACAGATTGGGTAAGCGAAGATTATGCAGAAACGATTAAGCAATTAATGTTATCTGATAGGATATTGGTTAACGACAAGCCTGCTAAAATGAATACAAAAAGTACAGAGTTATTCAAGTCAATAAATACCAAAATGATTAACTACGAAATGACATTCGATATTGCAAACGATATAATTAATTCAGTAGTTTAATGAGAGATGTACAAATATATATTGAAGGCAAACGACTTGAATTATTCAACGATGAGAAGATTGAAATAAATTCTTCGGTGCAAAATATTCAGGATATTGCTAAAGTATTTACTGATTTTTCGCAGTCATTTACAGTTCCAGCGTCTACTATTAACAATCAAATATTTCAACACTTCTACCAATCGGATGTTAACGCAACTATCGACCATCAAATCCGTAGAGATGCAAAGATTGAAATTGATTTAACTAATTTCCGTACGGGTAAGATTCAAATAGAAAAATCTAATCTTAAAAATGGTAGCGTTGAAAGTTATACGCTGACATTCTACGGAGACATTGTCACGCTATTTGATTTGATAGGTGACGAGAAAATGAACACGTTGGATTTATCTGCCTATTCACATTTATATACGGGTAGCGAAGTTCAAAGTAGAGTTACAAGTACTGCTGATTTAGATGTTCGTTATCCTTTAGTTTCTTCATTGCGTGCATGGGAGAATTCAGGAGGTGGAGTGAATGACATTACGCAAACTGCACACGCAATCGCATACACAGAGTTATTTCCCGCTATAAAAATTAGTAGATTATTCCAAGCAATAGAGACAAAATACGACATTGATTTTCAAGGCTTATTCTTAACCGATAAAAGATTTACCGAGTGTTTCATGCACTTGAAAAATAAAGCAGAGTTTAAATTTCGGACTGCTTTTCAGAGGGTGGATTTGGTTAGTGTAGCACCTGCTCCAACACCTGAAGCTGATTACTTCAATTTAACTACCGATGCGTT